CTATCTGGCGCCGTTCTGTTTTGAATTAAGCCACATAACCCATGGGAAGTCGTGTGAGGATATGGTCCCACGATGACGGTGTGGACGACGAAAAGCCGTCCCACGTCAGGACCGTGTTATCCAACACATCCAGAAGCCAGGTGGATAGGTACCCACCGGCGTTGTACACCTCTCGTTCCATAGCAATCGTCCCCTTGCTCACTGCTGGCGTGGCAGGGGTCGCAATAGAGGCAGCTGAACCGCAGAGCTGAAGGAGGTATTGACCCTTCTCCAAGATTTCAGCAGTCGTCCCCGTGATGGGTCGGAATGCGATATCTCCAATGCTCTTTACGACACTGATCAGTCCAGTTGGGGAAATAGCCGCGAATGGCTGAGTCCCTGATACCGGATTCTCGGTCGCCAGGTTAACTGCTCCGACAGCATCTAGTGATCTCTGGGGCATTCTGAACTCGACGTCGTATTCGACATACAATTCCCCAGCAACAGCGGAAGCGTCATCGAAGTTTCCGATGATCTCCAGGTTGCCGAGGTCGTACGTCTTGATGTCCAAGTTCTCCGCCAAGTCGCCTGTCCGTATGTAACGCCACTTACTGAGATACCTCCTAGTGCAGGACATTCTCACGGGAGCCCAAATCGAGGACGAGGCCGCGTCGTCAAATTGTAACAAATCTTGCTTAGATAGGTTACGATTATCGTCCGCAGCATCATAATCTGGGCAAAGAGCCATACGTCCACCCTTGGTCGTTGCGACACTAGGGCGATAGACGAAGTTGATCGAGTGGAAGCGGTACATTTCGAACGCCTGCGCCACATCCGACAACCAGGGGAACGTGGCCCCGGTACCAGGATTGATCGGCAGTGTCTCACGGACGTCTTTCGAAGCGTCCGAAGACAAGTCCATAATGTACTCCACATGCTTGAATCGGAGTGAGCGCATCGGGTTCCGAACTCGGTAAGTGTTCCCGAGAGCGGCAGGCGCCTTCCTATTGCGTAGTCGTTTGGTGTTTCGTGGATTTGATTTCTTCTGTTTACGTTTTGCATTCATTAGAAATTGGGGCGTATACCGGATCTTACACCGATATACTTCCCGGGCGATATCGGGCGTCGACCCTACTGGTCCAGACGCCACAGTCTCCCCACCACCTCGTCGCTCATAACCGACCCGAACGAGTACTTTCGAAGATGCTCCCGGATACGATCGCGGAAAGCAATTTCGTCATTCCTCCCTAGACCATAATACGCCTCAAAGTCCGCATATGTCTGTTCCGTCGGTTCTCGCACCGAGCCAATCCACGAGTGGAACTTCGCGGGTAGCTCGACTTCTCCTTTGATTCCCAGTTGCTGACAATGTTCTAGGCACTCCTTGATGTACACACGCAAGAAAGGAACGTGCATACTGGAGGGTAGATACGATCTCAACGTCGCGCACCAGGTCTCAAGGTACTGTGTCTCCTTCGCCCCGTTTGACACCTTTGAAAACCCGATTCTAGCCAAGTTTCGGCCCGGCTTCTTCCCAGGGTAGTAGCCCTCTTTCGTGTGGTAGAAGCGCAGCGAAAGGAACTCGCCGGCTACAGTACCAAGAGGGTTTATCTCGCCCGTGATCGGAAAGCCAAGCTTCAAACAGTGTTCACGGAAAAGGTCCAGAAGTCGTTCGAGACTCCCAGCTCTCCTCCTGATCTCCTTTCCGTCGAGGATGGTGCAGTTGTCATCGCCGCAAGCAGCAATGGCCTTCCTGTCCCACCCGCTAAAGAAAGAGTAAACAATGTTCATGGTCAGTCTCGTGTTGCAGAGTGTAGTTTCTGGTTCCCCGCTGTGTCGCATGGCGCCGGTCTTGAACTTGACTCGCGCGCCAGTCTTTCGACAGATCCCACGACCCAAGGTCCGAAGCTTTGACCTTCGTAGGGATTTGGGATGGCTCAAATGTCTTTCGATGCCCAGCGATTCCAGCCACTCTATCTCCTCGGTTATCACCTCTTCGCCTTGATGAACATCATACTTCGAAAAGTCCGTAGTAAAGATCACAGGCTCCGGCATGCGCGGTACGTGGTAGTTGTACCATTGCCCTAGTTCATCAAGAGTTCTCCCCGAAGCAAAGTAGCAGACACAACGATAGTGCCAAGTCTTCTTCAGGGCCAGACTCACCGAATAGATGAATGGGCTACGAACAACTTTGGGATGGCCAAGGAGCGATTGAATCACTCTCGGCCGGCCCTCCGTGTATTCGCCGTACGAAACACCGGACTCCAACTCGCGTTTCACGAAGACATCGTAAGCGTCTAGTGAGCGGTTGTAACCCAGCTTGAGATCAGCTTGGGCGTCCAGGTTGAGTTTGCGCCGGGCAGGTGGAAACCGGGAGTTCCACTCGTTGAAATGGGTGTAAAACTCTAGCCGTTCTAGAGAGTCCTCGAAATCGTCTTCTCCACCCACGGGTTCAGGGATCCTAGCCACCACATGGCAGCCGTCCCCAGCGTGAACACACGTGTCGGGAAAAAGCCATCTACAATCATCCCAGTATTCAGGATCTAATTTGGCAGTTCTCTCCAGCAACACCCTCGTTACCACACCGGCTCGCAAATTATGACTAGAATTAGAGTGCATGACAGGGAAACTGTCAGAGAAGCACATTCCAGTAACTCTAAATGCTTTCCTTGGGGGTAGTTTGTTGATGTTTTGTTCCGTGAGCTCGCCCGTAGGGCTCATCGGATACTTGGAGAGATCAATGTCCGTTTCAATCTCTTTGAACCAGGGCGTGTAAGCCTTCCCCGTGTAGGGGTAGGTACGCTTTTCTTCTTCGACAGATTTCTTGAACTTCTCCCATGCCGCCTCAGGATCATGTCCGAAGACGTTGCGACACAGTCGAACCAGCCAGAAAAACAGTGCAACCAGGAAAACCACTGCGAACAGCGTCATTGTCGTGCCCAGATCGAAATTCGTAATGAGAAAGGAATAGGCCGCAAGCCCTAGGGCCAAGCGAATCACCATTCCAAAGGGACTCTCAGAGAACGATTTGAAAAATCCATCGCCACGCGCGATTGCGCGGATGCAACGGAGGACACCAAACGCCATAGCAGCGAGAACGAGAACGAAGAGGCAAGTCCAGGCGTCAGTCACGTCCCTAAATTCCGATTCAGGGGAAAGACATGAGACGCCGGGCATTGCGAGCCAGACTATGATAGCGAAGAAGATCTTGTTCAGAGGCTGTCGGTAGTAAACAGCAGCGGCATGCGGCAGCAGAAAGGCCACCAACGCGATGCAAATTGGCCAACGAAGGTCGGTCAACATGGCAATCGGTGCGTCGATAGCGCTAACCACATACATGAACAGAAAAGCGAGAGCTAGCGCGAAGAGAGTTATCACAAGGGTAAAACACAGAGCCATCCACTCAGGCATTTGGAACCTGGTAGTGAAATCGGTTGAAATCTGTGCGTACCTCGCAAATTGAACTGCGTCTTCGACAGAGAATTTACCGTCGACGTTGCCAACAACAACAACGTAACGTATGACCGCTTGAATGAGCTTATCCAAAATCGGGGCAACAGAGGGCCCATCTGATTTGTGGCTCACGGCGTAGTTGGACAACCGACTCGCTACCGCAAGGATAGACTTATTGTCAATTGCACCTCCTCGGATACACCGCAACGCTTTATCAAACATGTCATCAGGCATGAAGTACACCTCATTCTGGGACTTTAAGTAGTGGCCCGCCTTCTCACGATCAAACCGAACCGACACGAAACCAACACGCTCATCCCGAAGGAAGTCGGTGTAATCATTCTTGTCGTCAGTATCTATCACGCGATCGTAATCACGGAGGCTCACCAGGCCTGAAACTCTCTCCTCAAAGTTGGGGTAGTGGCCAACTTCTCGCTCCTTCCTGTACACCATCCCTCGGCCCTCCACAACTAACCGCGAGCCCTTGAGAACGGCCCATTCGCGATCAGAAGTTGAAAATGGAGTAACACTGTTCGAACGGACGGGGTAGTCCATCAACAGAATTGTCGGGAGTGTGTACCTTCGCAACACAACGTCCAGGCTAGTGT